GGCAACTCCAGTCCCTCATCGAGCGAGACTTCCATGTTCTCGATCAGCGATTGCAGGCAGTTGGAATAGTATTGCTGCTCCAGCTGCTCGACATTGCCAGCCGTCTGCTTGGTATCGATCACCTTGTAGACCGGGACATGGAAGCAGGAGCAGACCGTCTCGGCCGTCCATCTCAACTGCTCGATCAACTGCGCATCGACGGCATTGATCGCCATCGGCTCATATTTCAGATTGTCGGCCAGCACAGCCACGCGGCCGTAATTGGCACCACGGAAATTGGTCTCCCATTTGGTTTTGACAAATTCAGCTGTTGAGTCAGAGACAGCACCGGGTGCCAGCAGAAGGCCGCTCGGCTGCGAGTTGTTGGCAAAGAAATTGGCGGAATTGTCCTGGATCTTCAGCCCCTGCAGCGCCGCAAGGCCGCTAGCGTAGATCGGCGACACGCCGACCAGCGGATGGTAGAGCGGCACCATCAGGTCGTGGATGATCTCGCGCGCCGGCACGGTGATATTCTCACCCTGGCCGATGCCGGCCAGATCGGCGACATCGCCGCGCCGCAGATCGTAATAAACGTCGCCATTCGGCGCCACCAGTGGCGTCACCTTCGTGGGATCGAGCACATACATTGCCACCACGACACCGCGCTGGTCGCGTTCCTTCAGCACATAGGTATTGCCGTGAACCAGTTTGGATGTGACCCACTGTTCGTAAAACTTGATGCGGGTCTGGAAATGGTTGGGCTTTCTCAGCACCGGCGAGAACGCCGGCGATTCGGTTTCTGTCCAGATACCGTTCGAATCCTCCTCGACCAGTTTGACGCGCAGCTTGCCAATGTCGGAAGCGATCAGCGTGACGCAGGCGAAAACGGCGGAATAGGCAAGCACATCGCCGACGCGCAGTTCGTCATTGCGCTGCCAGGCACCCGGATAATGATCGCCGACGATCAGCGGCCACCAGCCGCGGCCGGATCCGATCCCGCCCCAGTTTGAGACCGGCTGCAACGTTTCGCGTGGTGCCGCCCGTGTGATCGACAGTCCGAGAATGTTCATCAGTCGTTGTCTTCCGCCTTCAACTGGCGGGTCTTGTAGGTCTTTTTCGGCTTCTCCTCAGCCGGCTCGCTCACCTCCTCGGCCGGTTCCTTTTTCGCCGCCTTCTTGGGCTTGTCCGGCGCTTTGCCAGCCCGCTTGGTGGCAAGCAGCGTCCTGGCATAGCGGTCGGAGATTTCGAACGTCTCGCCGGCCTTCACCAGCCTGCCGGCGATCTTCATGACCCTGTTGGCGATCAGCTGCACCACCATGGGAAACATCCTTTCGGGAAAAGGCCGGCCGCCACCGGGAACGTAAGCGGCCGGCAGGCGAGGGAGGCTTATGCGACCGCGCCGGTGTAATCGACGCCGGTAAGATAGGCCACGGCCGTGTCCGCGATGCGCCTCCAGGTGATCCACCGCTCGGCCCGGATGCCGACGCAGTTGTTCTGCCAGAGGTTGAATGTCGCGACGCTCGGATCAGCCGGCGCATCGTTCAATTCCAGCGTTGCCTCACGCGAGATCGAGATCGAAACACCGCCATCGTCGGCAACCATGATCTGGTTTGCGTCAATCACCGCCAGGATGCCGGCAGGCACAGCATTGGAGAGAACCACCGGAACGCCAAGCAGGGAACCTGCATCGGCACCGGTCGGATTCAGTCCAGCGAACTCAGCCTGGCCCAGCGGATTTTTCAGCATGCCGAGCTGCATGCCGATCTTCTTCGTCGTGATGAAGACAGGCGTTTCGAAGTCCGCTGCCGCGATCAACAGCGTCTGGATGTCGGCATTGGCATCCTCGGCACTGGTGCCGCCCGAAGGCGTGCCGGTGACGCCGTTCAGGATCGAGCCGGGCCGAACCCCGGCTGACGCCGCGATCGCCGGATCGATGAAATTCTGATCGAGGAATTTGGTAATCACCTTGACCAGATTTGAACGAACCTCGGTCTCGGCGTTCGGTCGCGAAAACCGCACCAGTTCCTCGGACAGCACCACGATCCCGGCGACCTTGTTGACGCCGAGCGTGATCTCTCCGAACTTCATTTCGCCGACCGGCTTGGCCTTCGCCTCGCCGACCCACTTCACCAGGCTATCCTGCACAACGGTGACAAGCCGGGTGTTGAACGGTACGGTTCTGAGACCGGGAATCCGCCCGATGATCGTCGCTGGCCGGATCAGGTCCAGCACTTCGTCAGCCATCGTCCGGTATTCGACCAGCGGCGCTGCCCAGTCAGCATCAGTGGTCGTGCCGACAGTAACCGCTGCCTTCAGCGCAAGTTCGACCTCCGGCGTTGAATCCTTCCACCGCTTGGCGATCTCGGCGGCGTGCATCACATTGCCTTCAGCGGCAGCGAACGCCATCACGTAGCGGGTGAACGCCGTGCCTTTTGGCAATACCTGTTTCAATTGCACCGCTGCACGGGGCCGCTCTTCCACCACTGTCGGTGCGCGGGTGCCAGTCGGAACCTGCTCGACCGCTTTTGCCTGGGTCCGATTGGTGGATTCCAGCGATTTCAGCCGATTGAGGTCAGCGTCGATCGCCTTGATTTCATCCTGCAGGGTGTCGAACTCTTCCTGCTCGGCCTCGTCGCTGGTGCGGCCTTCCTCGATGGTCTTGTTCATGATTTCGTTCTGTCTTGCGGCCTTGGCGGCCCTTGTCGCCTCGAATGCGGCGATCTGGTCAGCGAGCGTTTTCATCGCTCCATTCCTTTCACGGTCGCCCGCAGCGCCGGGCAGGGTTTTGATTGCGCCCGAACCGCCGGGCTGGGAAAGGCGAACGACGTCGCGGCCTGTCGCGGCCCTGTCGATCGACCTGATCTGAGTTATGGTGGCGTCGGCATTGGCCGGCACCGTTACTAGGGACAATTCCAGCACCTCGCTTTTGACGAAGCGCTGTGGTCCCCACGGCGCCTTGGCATCGATCGGCTCGGCCTCGAGGGCGCGAAAACCGATCGAGACACCTCTGATCAGCCCAGCCTTGATTTCGGCCCAAGCGGTGTCGATTCGCTCCTTCAGCGATGGCGGCTCCTCGACCCTGGCCAGCCGGGCTGAGAATTCGATGCCGTCCTTTGTCGCCCTGGAGAATTTCACCCGGCCGACCGGGCGATGACTGTCGTGCTGGTGCAACAATGGCAGATCTGCGGCTGCCGAAACGCCCAGCGGCTCGACGATATCGCCCATGCGGTCCGGCGTCGGCGTCGTCGCAATGCCGCAGATCTCGCGTTTTTCCTGGTCGATCGACTTGACGTCGAGCACCGAATAGGCCCGGTCCATCTATCCGCCTCCTGAAAAAACCACCTGATAGGTCGGCATACGCTTCGGCTCCGGATTGCGGGCCATCAGCATCACCGCGTTGAAGGCCGCCACCAGCGGGTCGATCTTGGCCTTGCCGGCCGTCTGCTTGGTGATCAGCACCGCATTGCCGCGCTGCTCGATCTTGGCGTTGCCGACGCACCACGCCATCAGCGGCTGCGCCGCATGCCAGAGCGTACCGTCCTTCAGTTTGCGCTCGGCGCCCTGGATGGCCGGCTGCAGCCGGTAGCCCTGGCCGATGCCCAGCATCTGGCCTTCGGAAATGCCGCGGCCGGCCAGCTCCTCGACCAGCTGCGCAATCCCCATCGGATCGACGCCGACGCCGCCCTTTTCCGGCAGCAGCCCGGCATCGCGAATCTTCTCCACGATGTCGGCCGCCTCGCGGATGTCCTGGGTATCGTCGCTGCAAATGGTGAGATCGCCAGCGGCGGCGAAATCTCTGAGCTGCCCGGAAATCACCTTGCGGCGTTCCAGTACATCCGGGTGCGCCCAGGCATGGCCCCAAAGAAGCCATTCGCGGGTGGTCCTGTCGCGGCCGATAACGGCAAGCCCGAACAGGTCGTCCAGTCCGCCGCCATCGATCCCCACCACCGCGACATCGGACCTAGCGATCAGCGAATCCAGCGTGATCGATTCGTCGCCGGCGTTCTCCCAGTAGGAAGCGCCGACCCAGGCGTCGCTGTAGAGCGCCAGCCCGATCTCGACGTTGAGGTGCTTCGAGCAATGCACCCGAAGCTCGGCCTCGCCGGCCACTTCCGCCTTGCGGAACTCGTCGGCCAGCCATTCCGAATCCACCGAAACGCCGAGGTTGGGGTTGGTGATGCGGACATTGGCCGGATCGAGGTAGGCGCCGGAAGCCACCATCTCCTCCGGGAATTCGTAGATCACCGGCAGCGACCGCTTGTCCTCTATTCTGCCGTCGCGGACCTGGCGGAAGTAGGAAAGCTTCTGCCGGAACACGCCGGCCGGCGGTTCGTCGGACTGGGTGCTAAGATAGATCACGAACCCTTCCGGCCGCGACACCAGGCCGCCGACCACTTCCCTGAGCATCGAATCGGCGTCGGCCCGCTTGCCGAACAGCCACAGTTCGTCGATCAGCACGCCCGCCGCCTTCTTGCCGGTGACCGTGTCTTTATCCGCCGCCAAGACCTTCAGCGAAGCGCCGGTCACCCGGTGCTGGATGGTGCGGTAGTGGATGTTCGGCTTCAGAAGGTCAGACAGCACCGGGTCGGCGGTCACCATGTCCATCGCCGGCTTGAACGAGTTCTGCGCCACCTCCAGCGTCGGTGCCACGATCAGCAGCTCGGCCGACTTGCGCCAGTTGCGGATGAGCGCAGTGAGCATGATCGCCGCGGCAATGGTGCTCTTCGAATTCTTCTTGCTGACCAGGAGAAAAAACTCCCGGATCAACCGGCGCCCGGTCTCGGCGTCATAGGCGCCGAAGATGGTGGCGGCGAAGTCCAGTACCCATGGCAGCGAGCACTCGCCGATCGGCGGCTCATGCGGCGCATCGACGATCTTCAGCGACCTGAACACGTCCATGGCAGCGGACGCCTGATCGGGAAAGATCGGCTCGCAGGGAATGATTTTGCGCCCGGCGAGAATGCGTTCGCGCCAGTCCGGACAGGCCGTGGTCCAGGTCATTGGACGTGCTGTGATCTCTCAGGAGCAGGCGGAACGGTGAACTGGGTGGCAGCCTCAATTGCTGCCTCCTTGCGCTCGGCTTGCTTGGTAGGTGCCTGGGCCGATGCTGGCCCTTCAATGGTGCGAAGCACATGCATTGCCATGGCGTCACGGCGGCGTGCTGTAACGGTCGAATCGTTGATCACATGCATCGCGTACTCAAGCGCGGTGTTGAAATGCGGCCTTTCCTCGAACTTGCGGGGCCGTCCACCAGGATTGGCAGTTTTTGCTTCAGTCATTGGTCCGGATTTTTTGCGAATGGGCA